CCCTGCTGCCATGATCGAACTATACTAAAACTATACATTAAAGTCAAGCGGGTTGATTAGGCCCCTTGTGCAGGTTGAAACGGATCGGCGTCTTGCAGTCACAGTGCGCGAGGATCGCGTCCTGCAAATACGAGCAGCCTTGTTGATGCCCGTTCCCAACCGGAGCGCGCACAGGGTTGTCCCACTCAGACTGAGCATACGGATCGAGATCCGGCTCATGGGACATCAGGTACATAGTCAGTTCTTCGTCGTTCATCACACGGTCTCCTTGGTCAGGTTGAAACGGTCAGGGTTGCGGCGAGCCTTGGCACGCAGAGTGGACAGGGAGCGCAGGTTCATAAGGCGTTCGCGTACCGCATCAAGCTCCGCGTAGAGCTTGCCCGTGTAGGGGTCATCGTGGCGCATGTTCAGCGCCAGTACATGCATGGTGTCGAGGATGTCATCACGGGCCGCGCAGCACGCACGGGAGCTTTTGTCCGCGTAGAACTCGCGGTAGCGCGGGGCGTGATGGGCATAGGCCTGCTGATAGGTGCGAAGGTGCATGGTCTGTCTCCTGATGAGTGAACTAGAAAAAACTTATGCGGCGCTGGCAATGATCACAAAACCAGACGTATCTTTCTTGGCCTTGCCCTTGGCAGACAGGCCGACCACTACGCCCGCAGGGTCGAGGAAACGCAGGTCGTTAGCGTCCCCGTCGATAACAGGACGGCCCAAGAATGTCTTGGGCAGCGCACCGTGGAACACAACGGCGAGGTTGTGCTTGGTCTTGGCTGCCTTGGCCGCGTAGGCCGGGTTCGCGCCGGAGTACGACACGGTCAAATGGTAGTTGGCGGGCAGCTTGCGTCCGGGCAGCTTGGTGTAATCGTAGAACTGCACTGCGGGGAACATTTCCATAAGGTTGTCGTATTCCACGCCGCCGAACCCGAACACGGGGAAATGCTCCCATGTAATGTCAGAGGTGCCATTCAGACGCACCGCGAGACGCACGCCAAGCTTGTCTGCTTTGTATTCTGCCTCGCGGATATCGGCGACGATTCGCCGCATGAATGCATCCCGGTCATCCCGGAATGCGACGGTCTTGGCTATGCGGGCATCCTGCACGGGGCGCATGGCACCGCGCCCTGCGGTGAACAGGCATGGGGCTTTGCACTGGGCAAGTTCTGCCATAGGGCATACGTTGATACCGGGCACCGTATCTGCCGGGGCTAGGTACATGATCGCGGTCAGATACTCGCCACCTTTGTCTGATTTGATCGTCTTGGCATTGTTGCCGATTGCTAAGTAACGCATCGTCGTGTCCTCTTGAGTTAAAAACTTTTCTGACCTAAGTCAGAAACTACAAACACTTTGCGCAGTAAGTTGCCTGCCAATCCGGCCAGCCCGGGCCGGTCATCATGTACCCGCGCTTGAGGTTCGCACGGCGCACCAGCGGATCGCGATTTTGGTTGGACGCACACGCGGCTTTCCACGCGCACTCTCCCATCGCCCCCCAGTACTGGGGGAACCCTATCCAGCGCGGCGCACCGTTCTTTCGGGCATATTGGTATACAAACTTCCACTCTTGCTTTGCAGTTCTCATCGTCGTGTCCTCCTAGGACTTTTAAAAAATATGTTTCTGACCTAAGTCAGAAAGTTACAGGGCGCGAGAGTCACGCTCCCTCCAGTTGCCGCTCGATGCGGCGAATGCGTGCCGTCTCGCGGGGTTGTTGTCCCGGCATGGCCGGGGCCTTGGTCGAGCGCGGCTTGGCCGCTGCCATGCCCATCTTCAAGCGCGTAGTGATCTCCTCCACCACGGCGCGGTGCGCCTCCATCGCCTCGGGCCGCTCGGGCTGGTAGAACGGGATCACGAAGGTGGAGCGGCGCATGAACACCGCAAGCTCCCACCAGCCTCCCCGGTCGTGCAGAGTGGCTTTGAACCTCGCCTTGGGCGTCCGTCCTATCGCCACGATGGGGCAGGGGACGTTGGTGGGCGCTGCGTTGGGGGCGCGAGCGATCATGCGCACGGCTGCCATATCGGCAGCTTTCTCCTCCGCTTTCTTGGCTGCCTCGTGGGCCTCGTATGCCGCAAAGGACGGGGCCAGCGTCTGCTCCCATTCACGCACCGTGCGATGCGTGATGCCCGTTCTTTTTTGGCGCTTCAGCACCCGCGCACGGGCTATCTGCTTGGCAGCTTCTGACTTCTCGTCCTCCATGCGCACGCGCTCACGCTCCGCCTCTGAGCGCAGGAGGCGCTCGCGGAACTCCTGCTTGCCCTGCCGTAAGACGGCGAGGCGCTTCTGTGCAGCTTTGTGATCCTTGAGCCGCTGCTTGGTAGCAGCAGCACGCCGCTCGGCAGCGGTGAGTCTGGTCTTGCTCATTGTCGTGTCCTCTTGGGTTAAAAACCTTTCTGACCTAGGTCCGAAAGAAATTTGGAGGGGGTTGAAAAATAAGTTTTCCTCCATTTTTGAAGTATACCAAAAGTATACCTTTAAGTCAATAGGGGTAAATAGGGGGCAGAGGCGCTAAATAAGGGGGCCGTTCCAGCCGTTCCAGCCGTTCCAGTTTTGAAAGTATATGTATGGAACGGACTTGGGGGAGGAAAGAAAAGAATTGGATAGTTTGGGAAAAGCTGTAAGTGATTGATAATAATAATAATAATAAATATTTATAGTAGTAGTAGTAGTAGTAGTAGGGGCTGAAAGTATGCGTAAAAAGGGGTCCGTTCCAGCCGTTCCAGTGTTTTGAAGGGGGGAGGGGCGGCCAGCGTTTTGCCCCTTGCTGGAACGGCCAAGTCCGTTCCAGTCCCGCCAGATTTTGCCGGGGGTCCCCCCCTCTCGAAAACACTGGAACGAACGGAACGGACATACTTTTGCTATACAAATACCTGTGGATAACTTTTAAAATTCTCAACCCCGACAATGACTTACGTTTTTTGGAAAAGTCGAAAAACGCCCAAATCCCGTTCCATTAGGATACTTATTTTACTGGAACGGCCGGAACGAACGGGACTTCATTTACAAAATCTGGCAAAAGAACTCCCGAAAACACAAAAATCGGTACTTCATTTACAAAATCGGGTAAAACAACTGAACTACTTTTTAAAAAACCTTTATATACTTACGTTTTGCTAAGTGGGTACTTTTACAAAAAATGGTAAAACATCTTCGGACCTAGGTCAGAAAGCTACTTCATTTACAAAATCGGGTAAAACAACTCGGCACACGCGCACACGCGAAGGAACTGGTATGGGCTTGCTGTGACTGTGTAATTTACATAGGCTGTACATTACCTTCTGACCTAGGTCAGAAAGGTTTTCAGGAGGGTCTCTCGGCTGTTTCGTTTACGAGGGTTCTACTTGGCTTTCTGACCTAGGTCAGAAAGGTTTTTAGCTGGCCCTGACTCTGCGCGTTCCTCTGCACCCGCCCGCGCACACCACGCGACCGCACGCACGCGCACACGCGAGGGAACTGGTATAGGCCCCCGAATTCGGGGCCAAAAAAGGGGGAGCCTGTTGGCTCCCCCAAATCGCAGGCACAAAAAAAGGGGCAGGCCTTGCGGCCTGCCCCTAAGGGTCTAGAGCTTGATGTCCTTCAAGTGATCAGCGATACCCGCAGACTCGGCCTTGATGACCTTGCCCTTGATGAGGGCGTCTCTCACTTCCTTGAGCCATTCGGGAATGGTGAGGCCTTCATCCTTGAGTTTCACCATGAGTTCCCCGATCTTTTCAACCTTCACTGCGGCCACCCGGTCAGCAATCGGTTTGTCCGTCTGCGGCTCTCTCTCAGGCTTGCGACGCCCATTTAGCAAGTCATCTGCACTCCGCAGATGGTCCCATGTGTTCGATAAGAACGTGCCGACTCGGCGGCTCAGTGCCTGATTAGCATCCTTCTCCTTGCCGCCTTTTTTCGTGATAGCAGCGCGAGCCGCGCCGGACAACCCGTACCATTCCGCAATAGTGCGGCAGCCTACGAGTTTCAAGTCTGACCGGTACGCTTTGCCCGCGCTGGAATTCCAGATAGCAGATTCGGCGGCCTCAGACTTCAACGGCTCGCCACCGTTGGTGTATCGAACGTCGGCAGATGCCAGCATGCCAGCCGCGAGCCTGTCACGGCTAAATTCACCAGTCAGCGCGGTGCGCAGTCCGGACCAATCGGGAAACCCATCGGCCTTTGTCCACAGCCGACCGATCCCCGGCGATGCCCGCAGCCGGACAGCGACAGTCTGAAAACCGAACTGGGCCATCCCCAGTGCCTCACCAGCCGCGAAGCCAGACGAGAAGGCCAGCAAGGCCGGCGCGGGCTTGGCACGCTTTCCCACTACCTTCGCGGGCTTTGCCTTTGCTGCGGGCTTTGCCTTTGCTGCGGGCTTGGATACTTTCTTTGATGTTTGCATATCATCCTCGATAGAGAGTGTGGTGCTTGGCGCAATATCGCGCTGCCTCCCACAATTCAAACTATCCTAAGGGTTTCGATGATATGCAAGCTTTCTAGATCTTCTGACCTAGGTCAGAAAGCCTTTCGGCGATGCGCTGTGGCTTGGCGGCGATGTGCTGCAATGCTCGGCAGCGATGCGCGAGGAGGCCGGCGGGCTCCCCCTACTCCGGGGGTATCCCCCCTTTGGCATGTGGGACTCCGGCGCGACCCCCTAACCCTTGAACTCACACAAACAATCCTATTTTTTCCAAAATCTGGAAACACCCCCCGTCATCGATTTGGTACCATGCCGTTTTTCGTTGTATATTTATTCTATGGATATACTTATCCCAGACATCGAAGATACTTACCCACTCCCGGCTTCTGCTACAGAGGCCATGCTAAATCTTAGCCCTGCGGAAGAATTAGAGATGCGGGCTAGGACGATAAAGCTTTTAGCGGATCTTTCAGACCGCCCCATTATCCCTACGGACGAAAACAAACACGTCGCTATGGAGCTAGCTAAAAGAATGATGCAAGACTCCGCTATCCGCCCCGATTACGCTAAGTACCCTAATGAGACAATGGCGTATTTGGCCGGAATGATCACCCAGCATAAGGTTCAGTTGGTCGATGAACTGACTGAATTAAAGATGTACGTGGTCAACAAGCTGATATTTGAGGTCGAACACGCCCACATGGCGAAAGATCGCATATCTGCTCTGACCAAACTGGGCGATATTGATGGTGTAGACGCTTTCAAGAAGCGCAGTGAAATAACTGTGCAGATAAAGCCCATCGAAGAGGTCGAAAGAGAGCTTATAACCATCCTTAACGGCATCGAATACACCGTTGAGCCTGAACAAAACGTATAAAACCCTATAATCGTTTATAAAAATCCATAATGACTATCCAAATCGGGTCAAAACTGTCACTTTCTGACATCCAGAAGCTGAAAATGGCCCTCCCGGCCATGCCCGACAAGGAAAAACGGGCTACGTTGGCGCTTTTGCGGCAGTATCAGACGCAAATGACGCAGGTCAGGGGCAAAGAATCGTTCTTGGACTTCATCCAGCACGTATACCCCGGCTATATGGTGGGTCCACACCACCGCAAACTTGCCAAAATCTTCGAAGAGATCGCTGCGGGTAAGAAAAAGCGGGTGATTGTTAACATCGCCCCCCGCCATGGTAAGTCAGAGATGATTTCGTACCTTGCCCCGGCATGGTTTCTAGGGAAGTACCCCCATAAGAAGGTCATCATGGCCTCGCACACTGCCGACCTAGCCGTTAACTTCGGTAGGAGGGTAAGAAACTTAGTAGGTAATGATGCGTATAAAGACATTTTTCCAAACGTGGAGCTTCAATCGGATAGCAAGTCTGCTAGTCGGTGGGGTACTAACTTTAACGGAGAGTATTTTGCTATTGGTGTTGGTGGCGCTCTTGCCGGTCGTGGTGCTGATCTATTTATCATTGACGACCCTCACTCAGAACAGGAAGCTAAGCAAGGAAGATCAGATGTCTTCATGCCCGCATGGGAGTGGTTCCAGTCAGGCCCCATCCAGCGACTGATGCCCGGCGGGGCCATAATTATCGTGATGACAAGATGGTCAAAGCTGGATTTGACCGGACAGGTCATTGACCACATGACGCGTAATGATGACGCGGACGAGTGGGAGGTGGTTGAGTTCCCCGCCATTCTTAATGATAAACCCTTGTGGCCTGACTTTTGGCCTATTGAGGAATTGCTGGCTAAAAAGGCTGGTATGGACCCCCGGTATTGGCAAGCCCAGTACATGCAGGAGCCGACCTCAGAAGAAGGGGCTCTTATAAAGAGAGAGTGGTGGCAGATATGGGAGAAGGATGACCCACCCCGGTGTGACTTCACCATTATGTCCTTGGATGCCGCCCAAGAAACAAATAACCGGGCTGACTATAACGCGCTTACTACGTGGGGTGTCTTCTTTAATGAGGAGACCAATAGCCACAACATTATTCTCCTGAACGCTATTAAGAAGCGGCTTGAGTTTCCTGAGCTAAAGGAACTTGTGCTTGAGGAGTATAAAGAGTGGGAGCCAGATGCCTTTATCGTGGAGAAGAAGTCCAACGGCTCTGCGCTGTATCAAGAAATGCGGCGAATGGGCGTGCCGATTGGGGAGTTCACTCCCGGTAGGGGGCAGGATAAAATAAGTAGGGTAAATGCTGTATCTACGTTATTCTCTGGCGGGATAGTATGGGCACCAGATAGACGGTGGGCT